TTCCTAAGGGAGCTAAAGGAGACACAGGAGAAAAAGGCGCTACTGGTGAAAAAGGAATTGATGGTTCTCCAGCTGGATTTGGAACCCCTACAGCCTCCGCTACACAGCTTGAACCAAATGTAGAACCAACAGTAACAGTTGAAGCTTCGGGCGAAGACACTTCGAAAATATTTAATTTTGTCTTTGGAATTCCTAAGGGAGCTAAAGGAGACACAGGAGAAAAAGGCGCTACTGGTGAAAAAGGTGCACAAGGCCCGCAGGGCGATCCGGGTATCCAAGGTCCACAGGGTATTCAAGGCCCCAAGGGCGCGGATGGTCTAAAAGGAGATACCGGAGAACAAGGACCTGTTGGCGATAGTGGAGTTTACGTTGGTTCAAGTACTCCAACTGATCCGCAGAAAAATGTATGGATCGATCCGGCTGGTAATCCAACAACACTTAACGAATTAGGCGCCGCATTACATGTTACTGGTGATACTACGACTATTTTTAATGGACTGATAAAAGGTAGCGGAGGTAAGATGAGTCAAGCTTTACCCGGAATCGATTATCAAATTCCGATTGTAGAAACTACCGTTACCGCTTTAGCCTCATCATGGAATAACAATAGTATTACCATCGCTGTTTCTAATGTAACCGCGTCTTCTAATTTGGAAGTTGGTTTGGCACAGACTGCCACAGACGAACAGTTTTCCGATGCGATTTCTGCACAAATTCGCTGTATTAGTGCTGGTGTTGGAACCATTACACTTAAGGCAATCAAGACCCCGACGGTCGATTTGCCGATTTTGATAAGGAGATTTAGTTAATGGGTATTATTTCCATGTTTCCAAGTGGAGGAGGTAGCGTAGGTATTTCCTTGGATGTAATTTCAGGGTCATCTTTACCCTCGGCAGTGGTTAATGACCAGATTTATATTATTACCTCTACTACCCCCGGTACGATATACGTTGATACTGATACGCCTTCCAGTCCCGCGAGTGGCGATGTATGGGTTGTTGCGGCAGAAGGCGGTGCTGGCGCTATCACTTTTACGGAGGACAGTCCTTTATTCCGCGTTAGTTTCAAAGCGGTAAAGCAGTACGGTAGTAATGGCGAGTGGAGCAATGTAGAGGCTTATCTCGGGATGTCCGGCACTTGGGTAAAGATAGGTGTTAGCCTACCATCCGCCGGAACCCCCTTGAACGACTTCACGTGGGCACAGATAGACTATATCAGTGAAAACGGCCTTATGTCTGATTACTTTAATATAGGTGACACCAAGAACGTTACCATAGGCAGCGCAACATACGTCGTGGAGATTGTGGGCTTCTCTCACGATGACAGAGCGGACGGAAGTGGTAAGGTAGGTCTAACATTCGGCTTAAAAGACTGCCTCAATACCGCCTACCAGATGAATAGTTCTAATACCAACTCCGGAGGCTGGGGAGGCTGTGCTCTTCGTGCAACACTGCGCGGTGATATATGGAACCAACTCCCGTCCGATCTTCGCGACGTTATCAAAGAGGTAACTAAAAAAACGTCGGCCGGTGGCGCAAGCGGAATCATAAATAGTATCAGCGATACCTTATTCCTCTTCGCAGAAAAGGAGATTTTCGGTAGTAAGCAGTATTCGGTCGATGGCGAGGGAACCCAGTATGCCAGGTTCACCGCAAGTAACACCCGTATTAAAAAGCTCAACGGTTCTGCGACGTACTGGTGGTTACGTTCACCTCGTTCCGGCTACACCTACGCCTTCTGTGCTGTGAACACTTCAGGTGCGGCCAATTACGACGGCGCCAACGCTAGTTTTGGCGTGTGCTTCGGATTCTGCATTTAATCTTAATATCTGGCGCCCCTCGTGGGCGCTGGAAAGGAAACTTATATGTCTGTTAGAAAAAATCAGCGTGGCGAAAGTAATATGCAGTTTTTGGATACTGCTCGGAACATCAATGTTGCGGTTCGCAAATTAGTAAGTAGATTGCCAAAACGATATACTTTCCTAGGAGGAACCGAACTGGTAAGATTAGCGGCTGATGTTCATCATAATCTTAAAGGTGCTAATAGTGTCTATCCTACTAACCAACATGAATTTCAGATAAGACGTGATTATCTTATTCATGCTAATGCCAGTTTACAAATGCTATTAGACGAACTTGATATTCTATATAACTATTATGCGGATGATTCGTTACAGAAATGTATTTCAACGATTGTCGGAATGTTAAAGTTAGAGGCTACGCTGATACGAGGTTTAAAAGCCACAGATAAAAAACGATTTAAAAATTTTGGTTTCGATCTGTAAAACGTTCACCTAATTCCAGCAACACCAACAACTTCTGTGCTGTGAACACTTCAGGTGCGGCCAATAACAACAACGCCAACAATAGTAATGGCGTGTGCTTCGGATTCTGTTATGTTTGGACAAAGTAACTAATTTAGTGAAATCATCATTTTAGCAGAAGGAGATCGAGACCATCCCGCATGGGTAAATTATACCTTCGATGTATTTGGCTGGACGCTGCTTGCATGGATAGCTATGCGCGTAACTATTTTCATAGCCCGATACTATATGGTTATAATCGCGCTCAATATTCTTACCACACGGAGGTAATTATGACAAGTGAAGAAAGGAGAGAGGTGAGATATCTAAGACGGCGCAATAAAAGGCGTCGTAATTTGGATAGTCGAAATGCCGCATGTGAAAATGTATTCAGCTTTAGTAATCTATATAAGGCATATCGGGATTGTTGCTTAGGAGTAGGATGGAAAAGCAGCGTCCAATTATATAAAGCTAATGCGTTATATAATGTCCTTCAGACACAAGAGGAATTGTTAACAGGATCATATCGGTCTAAGGGATTCGTTGAATTTAATATTTTCGAGAGAGGTAAACTTCGCCATATTAAAAGTGTTCATATATCGGAACGAGTAGTGCAAAGATGTTTGTGCGACAATGCTCTAATTCCTATTATAAGCCCATCATTTATTTATGATAATGGCGCAAGTTTGAAAGACAAAGGGATAGATTTTACTCTTGATCGATTAGAAAAACACTTACATAGGTATTATCGTAAACATGGTTCAAAAGGTTATGTTCTGACTTTCGATTTCAGTAAGTTTTTTGATAATGCTAATCATGAGGTGATTTTTAGAGAATTGGAAAAAGTAAAAGGATCAGCGTTTAATTATGCTAAATATTTTGTTGATAGATTTGGTAAAACAGGGCTAGGGCTTGGTAGCCAGGTATCTCAGATTTTGGCATTAGCGTTGCCGAATTCTCTAGATCACATGATTAAAGAATTGCTTAAAATAAAGTATTATGGTCGTTATATGGATGACGGATACTTAATACATGAAAGTAAGGATTATCTTCGCCAATGTTTATCTACTATACAAAATAAGTGTCTAACGTTAGGAATCGCTCTCAATCCTAAGAAAACACATATATGCAAACTAAAAGAAGGCGTTAGTTTTTTAAAAATGAGATTTATGCTGACCGATTCTGGACGCGTAATAAGAAAGCTTTCGCGAGAGTCAATTACTCGTATGAGGAGAAAACTAAAGTCCTTTGCTAAAAAGTTACAATCTGGAGCTATGACAACAGAGGACGTTGTGCTGTCTTATAATTCTTGGCGTGGTCACGCGCAGCGTTGCGATTCATTCGGAACATTGAAAAATATGGATCGGCTGTTAAAGGAGATAATATGTACGAAATCAAAAAAAACGGAAAACACCTATCCTACGAAGATGTTATTCGCTATGTAAAATTACAGTCTAATGGAATATATTGCTTATGCTCCGATGATGAGGCAACTGGAGTAGTTGTGAATAATGACTATATTTGCCATCTGGCCGGACGAGCTGAACTTCCAGATGTTGAGACTGTTAGTTTTGATGAAATAAACGGAGCATCTGCTCTATATAATGCTCAAGCCGAACTTGAAGAGGTATTATCTGCTGCCCGATCTGGTCTTACACCAATACCAACGCAAGGGGCTGCTTGGGATCCCGAAATACGATATATTGCTGGCGATATTGTAGAAGGTGGCTATATAGCGATTAAATATAGTAAAGGAAAAAATCCCACAGATCCGGCAAATATAGGGATATATTGGGAAGAAAACGTCACACCTCATTTGGTTTGGAATGATATAGAAGACGGTAAAATTATAGCAGAAGATACCATTGTTGTACATGATGGGAAAACTTGGAAATGTATAAGCCAGCATATTAAATCATCAGTCTACAAACCGCGAACAGGTAGTAGTAAATGGGTTGAAGTTACATAATCCATAGGAGGTCCTTATGGGAATATTAAAAATTAAGAATGAGGCTACGAATGAGTGGCAAGAGGTATTGGCTCTTAAGGGGGACCCTGGAATTTTTACTCGCAATACTTATACTGAAAATCCAGCTACCATAACACTAGCCGATGCAAATGAGTATTATCTCACCAATGTTTCTACTATAGAGTTTCTTTGGCCAGCTAGTCAATATTTTGAGTGTTGGATCACATTGACTTTATCTAATGGGACTAATAATAGCATTAGTTTCCCAGAAGATATGCGAAGAATCGGTGATGTTCCTAACTGGAATACTCCTGGCGCAACTTTTGAAATTTCTATAAAAGATAAAATTGCAATATTTAGGAAAGTAGTTGAACCCAACGTTTCAACTTAAAGGCGTAACTTATGGATAGACGTTTTTTTAAACAACGTAGAATGTTGCTACCTCCGAGTACTAATTTAACCGTCACGTTAACTGGTACATGGGATAATTCCGGATTATTTGGCGAACGTTATGTGAAGATTAACGATGAGATCATTACGGAAAATGGAGTTTATACCGTTTTGGAAGGCGATACTGCAATTTTGCATACAAAGATAAGCCCCATCATGGGTGGAAGTGAAAAGTACGGTATATTTGTGAACAACAAGTGCGTAAGAACTTCTGCACAGTGTGTAAATCATGGCCCGGATTATGAGTACCTGCTCGTATCGAATTGCACGATAAACGGTCAGGGGACCGTACATGCAAGGGGCGGATACGCAAAGATAGACGTTACGACTTAATATGAATGCCTTTAATAGATACAAGAAAGGAAAAATCAAAATGAAAAAGATTATAGCACTTCTTATCACTATGATACTTGTTTTTTCAATGTCATCGGCTTTGGCACTTAATTGGAAGACGCTAAATGTAGAGAATTCCGCCTATTACAATATTCAGGCGGATAAGTATGAAGTGGTCAATTCTGATTTGGGCACAGCTTTTACTGAGAATTCGAATGCCGTTGCTAAGAAGCACGGCAAGGTTTATTTTTCACTTTCTGTAAGGGATAAGAATAATAACGATTTCGATGGTTATGAGCTTTTTATGCATGACCTAGAGTATACTCGAACGCTTTCAAATGGTCTTCATGAAGCCAAGGTGACCGGAGACGACCCTTATCTTCAGGTCAAGATTACAGAAAAGACTGATATGAATGAACTTTACTTTGGCTCCGAGAAAGTTACGGTTAACGGAAATATAGTCCAGATAGGCGAACTGACTTTTACACGAGTAAACAATATTGTTACAGATGTAAGGTTTAATGGAACCGCTCTCGAACTAACTAAGAAGCTGAATGAACTAGAGATGACACTAGAAGACGTCTATGGCGGAAGGATAGTAATGAGCGACGAGGTACTTCTCCGAAATTTCGGCAAGATTTGCGAAACTGAAAAAATAGTAAGCTGGAAGGCTCAGAGTGCTACCGTAAAACCCGTTGAAAACATGGTACTGCCCAAGACTGGAGATGCTCCGATAACGGCTGCTATAGCGGGTGTTTGTATAATTCTGGGTTTCGGGGTATTTTTCGCATTTTTGGCGATATTTCGAATGAAACGATAAACATATTTAAAAAAGGAGTTTAATCATGTATAAGATAGGAGCTATCCCATCACCTCCAGATCCGAGAGACTATTCTGTAAGAACCCTTATGCCTGTTACATTGCCAAAAACTTTTAAACAGCATGTGGGTAAGAATTATGATCAAGAGCATGGCACTTGTGTAGCACAAACTCTTCGCAATATTATGCGAGAAGCATATGGTATCGAATTCGGTACAAATTTTCTCTATGGTGGCGGAAGGAGCCATCAGATGGAGGGGATGATTCCAGCCGAAGCAGCAAAATTCTTGAATACTTACGGTATTGCGCCATATAAAAACGATCGTGGCGAAAGAGAGGTTATGGATGTAATCTACTATTATCGCCAAAATCGTGTTGCATTGGAAAAAGTAGCTGCTCCTTTTAAAGGAGCTATTTATGGCAGAGCTTATACGGTTAACGACATTAAATCCGCCTTGTATGCCGGATATGGAGTTGCCGCATGCTTTGCTATAAGCCAGTGGAATCCGAATAGCAAGGGGATCTGGCCTTGTACTCAATCTACGTATGGTTACCATGAAATGCGAGTTTTCGGTTGGGATGTTATCAATGGCACGGAATATGCCTGTGTTCAAAACTCGTGGGGTTCCAGATGGGGAAAGAGGGGCGAGTGCTTCATTAGTTGGGAAGATGTACTGCGTGTTGGCGACATCCTGGTGATTCAGCCAGTCAGAGATAAAGAGCAAGAAATTCAAAATGGAGTAGAGATTCGTCGAACTTTACGAAAAGGCATGAGAGATGAAGATGGTTATACCGATGTTTCTCAGCTTCAGAATTGGCTCAATGCGCATCATTACGATTGCGGTACGGCCGATGGTATATTTGGAAGTAAAACAAGAAAAGCAGTCAAAGCTTTGCAGCGTGACAATGCTCTTGATGACGACGGAATTGTTGGACCTAAAACTTGGAGGATAATCGATGGAAATTAAACTCGATATGCCTTATATGAAAGGCGAAGAAGTAAAACATATTCAGGAGCGTCTTGTAATTCATGGCTATAAGGTCTCTGTTGACGAAATATACGGACCCAAGTCAGCCAAAGCAGTAGAGAAGTTCCAAAAGGCTAATGGACTACCTGTTACTGGTATTGTAGATGACGCTACGATGGCTGCGCTTAATACTCTTGATAAGCGTATGGAAATTAAATTGGATAATCCTTATATGAGGGGCGAGGAAGTGAAACACGTTCAGGAGCGCCTTATAGTTCATGGCTATAAGGTTTCTACAGATGGAGTATATGGCCCCAAGTCAGCAAAATTTGTAGAGAAATTTCAGAAGGCTAAAGGATTTCCTACTACCGGTATTGTGGATGACATAACTATGGATGCTCTGAATATGGCTCCGGATGTTTCCAAACTCGTATATGACGATGAGCTCATTAATGACGCCACCTGTTGGCTGAGAATGATGGTCGGTGACGAGTATATTATCGGTGCTCAGGGACACGAAGTAACCGCGGATTATGTAAATGCGAGAGCGAAAGATAGACCTGGGTATTTTACCGGTGGTCGAAAGAATTGGATGCTGGCAGAAGTTTCGAGGGCCAATTCCCTTGGACGTCATATATATGCCGAAGATTGTTCTGGTTTGTTTATGAAGCTGAATGAGATGATCGGGCTTATCGATATTAATGGCGATGGAGTAGTGAATCGTAAGGATGATACTACTGCTAATGGAATGTTTAAAAACTTCTGCAAGCAGATAACCGCCAACGAAGTTCGTCCCTTGGACATTTTCTTTAGGGTTGATGCAACAGGTAAGGCTGTTCATATGGCAGTTCTTGGTTCTGATGGTCTTTATGAAGCCGCTGGCACCGCTTATGGTGTGGTATTCCGTCCGTTTCCCGATATTTGGAGTCGCAAGACTTACAATAGAATGACGGGTAAAATCGATAATCTTAAGAAGTGGACCCATTACGGAAGGCTGAAAATCTTCATTTCATGATCCCTATAAATGACGAAAGGAGGCGGTTATTGTGAAAAAAGTAACTTCTGAAAAAAAGTCTGAGACTAAATTCAAACCAGCTTTGACTCCAGAAGCCAGAGAAAATCAGCTGATATTTCTTGCTACTGATTTGGCTGAACAACAGCTTAGGAATGGAACCGCCTCCACGCAGGTGATAGCTCATTATTTGAGATTGGGAACGGAAAGAGAGCGGTTGGAAAGGGCTAAACTTGAAAAAGAGGTAGCATTGCTTGACGCTAAGAAACATGCTTATGAATCGGCTACAGAGATGAAAGAAATGTATCTTGAGGCTCTAGCAGCTATGAAAGAATATAGTGGGCGGGACGATTCGGATGATGAAGTCTTATAACGAACTAATAACAATACCAACTTTTGAGGAACGATTTCGTTATCTTAAAGTCTATGGGGTTATTGGCAATCAAACTTTTGGACATGATAGGTATTTAAATCAAAAGCTTTATACATTAAGCGAATGGAAACGAGTACGAGATAAGGTAATACTACGCGATAATGGCTGCGATTTGGGATGTGAGGGATTTGAGATTTACAGTAAAATTATTATTCATCACATTAATCCGATAACAGTCGAAGACATCGTTGCATGTAACCCTTGCGTTTTTGATTTGAATAATCTTATTTCAACTTCGCACAACACACACAATGCAATACATTACGGCGATGAAAAATTGTTGATAGTCGCACCAATCGAACGAAAACAATATGATACATGCCCTTGGCGGCATTGATGGAGGAAACAATGTCTCGAAATAATCGAAATTACGACAAACCTCATCCTATTGAAAAAACACCTATTAAATCTTTTGTTACAGTTACATGCGAAAGGCTTAATCTTCGTGAATTTCCATGTGCCGAAAGTAAAATTCTTTGCGTATTGGAGAAAGGTACCCGACTAGAATTGATCGGGGAAGCGAATTCGGTCTTTTTCGAGGTAGCCAACAGTTATGGCGTTAAAGGCTACTGTATGAAAGATTTTGTGGAACTATCGTCTTAAAGGAGAAAAATCAAAATGGATAGCATACTAATATCGGTAAAGAAATTGGTAGGCATATCGCAGGAGGACACATCTTTTGATACCGACTTGATTATTCATATTAATTCGGTTTTTATGATTCTTAAGCAGCTTGGAGTTGGTCCGAAAGATGGATTTAGCATTACAAGCGATTTGGATACCTGGAACGACTTCCTTGCGGACGGCTCTAATCTTGCAGCTGTTAAGAGTTATATGTATGCTAAAGTTAGGCTTCTATTTGATCCTCCAACCATAGCATCCGTGCTCGAATCATTAAAAGCGCAGATCGTCGAATTCGAATGGAGACTTATGGTAGAAGCTGATCCTCCGCTAATCAATAATGGAGGTGATTAATCATGAAAAACGAACTGTATCATCACGGTATTCTTGGTATGAAGTGGGGCGTTCGAAGGTATCAGAATCCTGATGGTAGTCTTACTCTAGAAGGGCGAAGACGTTATTTAAAAGACGCAGCAATACGGGCTAAAAAAGAAAGAAAAAAAGATTATAAAAATCGTAGAGGACTTTCTGATGATGAACTTCAAGAGAAAATCACTCGCCTTGAGAAAGAGAAACGACTTAAAGATTTGACTGAAGAAGATATGGCGCCAGGAGAAAGATTTGTTCGCGATATAGCATCTTCTAGCACGAAAAAAGTTGCTGGTATTGTGTTAACTGGAGCCATGCTTTGGGCAGTTAATCAGTATATTAAGAAATATGATGACCCAGCTAACTGGGATGCGAATGGGCGTTTGACACAACTTGGTCAGCAGCGTTGGGAAAAGGCGTCTTATTGGGCCCCGAAACCTAAGAATAAATAAGGAGATACTATGGCTTTATCGAACACAGCCGTTCCAAAATACTACGGCATGTTTCGTGATGCTGTAATACGAGGAGAGATACCCGTTAATCGCGAAATTTCAATGGAGATGAATCGTATTGACGATCTAATCGCTAATCCCGGTGTTTATTACGATGATAAAGCCGTTGAAGGCTGGATTAAATACTGCGAACGTGAGCTGACATTAACTGATGGCTCCGATCTCAATCTTCTTGACAGTTTTAAACTTTGGGGCGAGCAAGTTTTTGGATGGTTCTATTTTGTAGAACGAAGCGTGTACGAGCCTAATTTGGATGGTCATGGTGGAGGATATGTTAGAAAGCGCATCAAGAAGCGCTTGACTAATAAACAATACTTGATTGTTGGTCGAGGCGCTGCGAAATCGTTATATGATTCATGTATTCAGTCGTATTTCGAAAACGTAGATACTACTACAACTTATCAAATTACGACCGCTCCAACGATGAAACAAGCGGACGAAGTTATGTCACCAATCCGAACGGCTATAATCAGATCTCGTGGTCCACTTTTTAAGTTTTTAACAGAGGGCTCGATACAGAACACAACCGGTTCCAAGGCCAATCGCGTCAAACTAGCATCAACAAAAAAAGGAATCGAGAATTTTCTAACTGGTTCATTGATTGAAATTCGTCCAATGAGTATACCCAAACTCCAGGGTTTGCGTTGTAAAGTTGCAACTGTAGACGAATGGCTCTCTGGCGATATTCGTGAAGATGTAATTGGAGCTATTGAGCAAGGCGCCTCTAAGGTAGATGATTATATCATTATAGCAACGAGTTCAGAAGGTACAGTTCGTAATGGAAGTGGCGATACAATCAAAATGGAGTTGGCAGATATATTAAAAGGCGAATATATTAACCCGCATGTTTCCATTTGGTGGTACAAACTCGATTCTGTAGACGAGGTTGCCAATCCCGAAATGTGGGTTAAAGCTAATCCGAATATTGGAAAGACAGTCAGTTACGAAACATATCAACTCGATGTTGAAAGAGCTGAGAAAGCCCCTGCTACACGAAATGATATTTTAGCAAAACGATTCGGTATTCCGATGGAGGGTTACACTTATTACTTCGCATATGAAGAGACTCTTCCTCATAGAAAACAAAGTTTTTGGAAGATGCCTTGTGCTATGGGTGCTGATTTATCGCAGGGCGATGACTTTTGTGCCTTCGTATTTCTATTTCCATTGGGGAATGGCCGTTTTGGCGTAAAAGTAAGATCATATATTTCATCTCTTACGTTACATAAACTTCCAGGTGCTATGCGAATTAAATATGATCAGTTTATGCAAGAAGGTAGTCTGATCGTTCTTGAGGGAACTGTTTTAGATATGATGGAAGTTTTCGAAGATATTGATAAGCATATTATTGAAGCTGAATATGACATTCGTTGTTTGGGTTATGACCCGTTTAATGCTAAAGAGTTTATTGAAAGATGGCAATCGGAAAACGGACCATTTGGAATTGAGATGGTTCGTCAAGGAGCTAGGACCGAGACAGTTCCTCTCGGAGAATTGAAGAAATTGTCCGAAGAACGAATGCTTATTTTTGATGAAGAACTTATGTCTTTTGCAATGGGAAATTGTATCACGCTCGAAGATACGAACGGTAATCGTAAACTATTAAAAAGACGTTACGAACAGAAAATAGATCCTGTTTCGGCTATGATGGATGCTTACGTTGCATATAAACTGAATAAGGATGCGTTTGAATAAAGGATGTGATTTGATGTGGAGATATTGTAATTCAAACGAACTTTATCATCATGGAATTTTTGGAATGAAGTGGGGAGTTCGCAGGTATCAGAATCCTGACGGAACGTTGACTGAGATGGGCCGAAAACGTCTGGAAAAGAAAGATGTTAAATGGGCCAAGCGTAACTATAAAAAAATTATGTCCAAAACTCGAAAAAGCATTAATAAAGATTTACGGGAATACGAGAAGCAGATACTTTCTCAACCGGAGTCTTATACTAGTCGTGGGAAAATTAGTTCAACGGCTATCAATGCTTATAATCGTAGGATGGCCGAGTTGATGAATCGTGAGGTCGCATTATTATCAGCGCCTTCTGGACGTGCTGTAAAGTTCGTAGCAAAACGAGGCGAAGTTGGAGTTCATTTGGCCTTGGCCGATAGAGACTATGATATGGAGCAGCTTAAAAATGGTGTTTGGACATCCGGACGAATTGCTTATAAAAAGAGGCTAGTCAATATGACATAAGGAGAAGATTCAAAATGGCTAAAACTATTACTTCCAGGATTAAACATGCCTGGAATGCTTTTTTTAATAGAGACCCCACTGAAGATTTTAATACATTTGGTGAGGTTTCTTATAACTATCGTCCAGATAAATTTAGACCGTCAAGAGGGAATGAGCGTTCGATTATAACCGCCATTAACAATCGTATTGCTATGGATGTCGCCGCTATTGATATTCGTCATGTGCGGTTAGATGACCATGACAGATATGCCGAAACGATTGATTCCGGATTGAATCGGTGTTTATCTTTGGAAGCAAACATTGACCAAACCAGTCGAGCCTTTATCCAAGATGCTGTGCATTCAATGCTGGATGAGGGTTGCGTTGCCTTAGTACCGATTGATACCGATGACGATCCGAATGATACTAAATCTTACAACATTTTAACAATGCGTACTGGAAAAATAACTTGTTGGTATCCACGGCATGTTAAAGTTGAAGTGTATGACGATCGCGTTGGCATTAAAAAAGAGATTCGACTATCTAAAGAACAGGTTGCCATTGTGGAAAATCCGCTTTATTCAATCATGAATGAGCCAAATTCGACTTTGCAACGTTTAATACGAAAGCTTAATCTTTTGGATGCCGTCGATGAGCAAAGTAGTTCGGGCAAACTGGATATTATTATACAGTTGCCATATGTTGTGAAAACCGAAGCTCGTCGTGAACAAGCGGAAAAAAGAAGAAAAGATATAGAAGATCAGTTATCTGGTTCAAAGTATGGTATAGCCTATACTGATGGTACAGAACGAATAACTCAGCTGAATCGAGCCGCGGAAAACAACCTTTTGAAACAAGTTGAATATTTAACGAGTATGCTTTATAGCCAGTTAGGTATCACCCAGTCGATTTTGGATGGAACTGCGGATTCGAAGACAATGTTGAATTATAAAAATCGCATCACGGAACCCATAGTTTCGGCATTGGCAGATACTATGAAAATTAGATTCTTGACAAAAACGGCACGCGCACAAGGACAATCTATTCTTTACTTCCATGATCCTTTTAAATTAGTACCAGTGGAAAATATCGCCGAAATAGCTGATAAATTTACCAGAAATGAAATTATGTCTTCCAATGAAGTACGCCAGTTTATTGGCATGAAGCCTTCCGATGACCCGTCCGCAGACGAACTTCGAAATAAGAATCTCAATCAAGCTAATATTGATACGCAAGAGGAAAACGTAGGTAACGACGAAACTGATGACACTACAAATAGAAAAACAGGAGGAATAATTCAAAATGGAAAAGTATGATTTCCATGGTTGGGCAACTCGAAATGATTTGAGATGCTCGGATGGCAGAATAATACGTAGAGATGCTTTTAAGCATTGCGACGGGAAGACCGTGCCATTGGTTTGGAATCATCGCCACGATGACCCTACTAATGTGCTTGGACATGCTTTGCTTGAGAATCGCGAAGATGGCGTTTATGCTTATTGCGCATTCAATGACAGTGAAGCGGGTAAGGCAGCTAGACTTCTTGTAGAGCATGGGGATATTTCGGCATTGTCAATATTCGCAAATGGGCTTAAGCAGGATGGTTCTAACGTTCTTCACGGAGATATCAAGGAAGTTAGTCTTGTCTTGGCTGGTGCTAACCCTGGAGCCTCGATCTCAAATGTGATGCGGCACGGAGAAACGGTGGAAGATGAAGCTGACATTTATACTGGCGAGGATTTTATAGTTGGAATGGAGGAAGATAAAAAAAATATCGAACATTCCGATTCGGATATGAAGGAGAAAAAAGAAGCCGATTCAGATGACGAGACCGTCGCCGATGTTCTTAAGACTTTCACCCCCAATCAACAGAAAGTGCTTTATCAGCTAGTAACCGATGCGCTTGCAGCAAAGGACGAAGCACAGGATGAAACGAACGAAAAAAAAGATGAAAATAATAAAAACGGAGGTAACAATACTATGAAGCATAATGTTTTTGACAACTCTGAGCAGAATGAAAATGTTCTTCAGCATGACGATTTCCAGGCTATAATTAGCGATGCAAAGCGATACGGTAGTATGAGGGAAGCATTTGAGAATTATGCTAAGGATCATGATGTTGATATTAATGAGCTGACCCATTCGGCTGATTATGGCATCGAGAATATCGGTTATTTGTTCCCTGATGACAAGGCTGTTACTCGGGAGCCAATTATGGTTTCTCGCGACATGGATTGGGTAGCTAAGTTTACCAATTCCGTTCGTCATACCCCATTCTCTAGAATAAAGTCCCTCTTTGCTAATATTACCGAGGACGATGCTCGTGCCAAGGGTTATATAAAGGGTAATGTTAAGAAGGAGGAAGTTTTCACCCTTCTTAAGAGGAGCACTACTCCTACTACAGTCTACAAGAAGCAGAAAATAGACCGTGATGACGTGATAGATATCGTCGACTTTGATGTAGTAGCATGGCTTAAGCGCGAAATGCGAGTTATGCTGGATGAAGAAATTGCTAGGGCCGCTCTTGTTGGTGATGGTCGAGTAAGTTCCTCCGATGATAAGATCGATCCTATTCATATTCGTCCTATCTGGACCGATGATGACTTCTACACAATTAAGCAGACTGTAAGCGTTGCCTCTAGCGATAGTGATTCCGCTATAGCTAAGAATTTCATTAAGCAGTGCATTAAGGCTCGTAAGAATTATAAAGGTTCTGGTAATCCTACGCTGTATACCACCGAAGATATACTGACCGACATGCTTCTTATAGAAGATACTACTGGTCGTGTGGTTTATGAATCGGTGGCTAAACTTGCTACGACTCTGCGTGTCAAGGAAATCGTTACTGTTCCTGTAATGGAGAACCTGACAAGGACTGATGAGACGAGCAAGGTACATACTCTGATGGGCATTATTGTTAATCTTAATGACTATACCATTGGTGCGGATAAGGGTGGCGCTGTCAACATGTTTGACGATTTCGACATCGATTATAATCAGCAGAAGTATCTCATTGAGACTCGTTGCTCTGGCGCTTTGACTATTCCCTATTCTGCTATAGCCATAGAAAAGGTTTCCGCTTAATCTACTAAAAGAATATTAGGAGGTATAGAATTATGATGAAGATTTTTGATCAGGCCAAAGATAAGAATATCGCTGCATATGTCTTCTATGGTAAGACTGCTGATAAGAAGCTCTATTACGAGTCCGATTATAAGACGCAGGTAACCCAGTCTGATCTTCAGGACGCTTTTAAGAAGGGGCGTCTGCTGGTTATGGATGGCACTACTACTTTGGCCGCTGTTTCTCTGGCCGCAAATAAGGTATCCACAGTTAGCAAGGGAGCTTCTACTGTGGATCTTACTGAATGGTCTGCTGTGGCCGAATAATAAGGTAAAAATTCAAAATGAAAAAATATTATGGGAAAATCGGCTTTGCTACGACGATTGAAACAACACCTGGTGTGTGGTCAGAGAAAATCGTAGAACACGATTATTATGGCGATTGGATTCAGAACACGGGAAAGTTTCGGACAGCCGAGAAGGTTAATGATGATATCGTGGTACAAAACACTTTAAGCATCGTAGCCGACCCATATGCTAGGAATACCTTCCACGCTATACGCTATGCTACTTATATGGGGCAGAAATGGAAAGTTATAAGCGTGGAAGTGAATTTTCCTCGTTTGAATCTATCGCTGGGAGGTATATATAATGCGCACTAGACTCGATCTTCAAAAACTTTTGGAGAAAACTTTAGGGAGCCATAATGTGTATTTTCAACCTCCCCCGAATGTTCAAATGGAATACCCAGCGATCGTCTATAAACGTCAAAAACTCGACAATAATTTTGGAGATGATTTAGTTTATATGCAATCGCATTTTTATTCTGTAATCGTGATAGAATCGAATCCAGACAGCCAGATTGTTATGGACATTTCTCGAATTCCTGGGATTCAATATGATCGTAATTATGTTTCCGACAATCTGTATCACGATGTGTTTACACTTTACTATTAAGGAGGTAAATCTATGAGACTTAATTGGGATAATGCTGGCGAACGCTTGTTTGAAACCGGTGTGCGAAATGGCGTACTTTATCCTTTCGGTGAAAATAGTTATGGTAAGGGTGTGGCATGGAATGGCCTTACCGCCGTAACTGAAACTCCGTCTGGCGCTGAAGCTACTGCGCTTTATGCAGATGACATGAAATATCTTAACCTTATATCTGCTGAGGAGTTTGGCGCAACAATCGAGTCATATACTTATCCGAAAGAATTCGAAGCTTGCGATGGTTCTGCTGAGGTCTCTGATGGTGTTACTATTGGCCAGCAGGAACGTAAGACTTTCGGCATGTCTTACCGGACGGTTATCGGTAATGACCTCGAAGGTAATGAGCATGGTTATAAGCTTCATCTGCTATATGGTGCGTTGGCGGCTCCTAGTGAGCGCGCTTACAGCACTATAAACGATTCCCCCGAGGCGATAACTTTTTCTTGGGAAGTATCGACTACTCCGGTTAACGTACCTGGTAGAAAGGCTACTTCTTTGCTTACTATTGATTCTACAAAGTGCGATAAAGCTAAACTTAAGCAGCTCGAAGATATACTGTATGGTGTAGCGGCTGATGAGTTCAGTGCAAGTGCAACATATAAGGTTGGCGATTACTGTACTTATGAGAGTAAAACCTATAAGTGTAAGACCGCTATCCAGACTGCCGGAGCATGGGATCCGTCTAAGTGGGATGTGGTCGAAGATGTTGATGCCCGTTTGCCTCTTCCCGCCGAAGTTATAGATCTTTTTGGGCCCAAAGCGAACGGTTAATCTAAATTAGTTGTAGAGAGTCGTATTCAGGTAAGCTGGCGACTCTTTTTTATTTAGAAAGGAGAAATAATATGATCGTAAAGACAATTACCTATACAGATTTTAATGGTAATGAACGTACTGAAAGTTTTTGGTTCCATCTTTCTAGACCGGAACTTACCGAAATGCTCCTGGGAATAGACAATAATATCGAAACGTATATAAAAACTATAATTAAGAGCGAGAATTACTATGAAATAGTTAAGATTTTTAAGAAACTTATTCTGGAAGCTTATGGCGAAAAGTCCGAAGATGGACGAAGGTTTATGAAAACGCCTGAAAAAGCGAAGGAATTCTCAGAAACTGAAGCATATTCAGTTTTGTTTACTGAACTCACTACGAATGAAGAGAAGGCCAGTGAGTTTGTTAATGGCTTGATTCCTAAGGATACCGAAACGGGGAAGTAAAAACGAGGATTAGGAGAATGCTTCAGATTACAATACCTGCTAGGGAAGTAGCTTATGACGAAGTCAAAAATGAGTTTAGCTATAGTAAAGAATGTGTATTGCAATTAGAGCATTCTCTTGTTTCCATTTCAAAATGGGAATCAAAGTGGCATAAACCATTTTTGGATAAAAAAGAAAAGACCGCAGAAGAGATAATAGATTACATTCGCTGTATGACAATTACTCAGAACGTTGACCCAACAGTCTATAACAATTTAACAAAAGACAACATATCTGCGATTATAGCGTATATAGATGATCCTATGACCGCAACTTGGTTCAACGATGATAAAAACAAAAAACCGGCTCGTAGAGAGATACTGACTAACGAATTAATCTATTATGCTATGTGTTCATATAATATACCAGTGGAATTTCAGAAATGGCATCTAAATCGATTGCTAACACTTCTTCGAGTATTTGCCATTAAGAATGAGCCACCTAAGAAAATGTCTAAGAGTGAAATTATGCGACGCAATAAATCTTTGAACGAAGCTCGGAAAAATGCTCTTGGCACTAGAGGATAGGCGGTGGGTTTAAGTGATTACCTTTAAGCAAACCGGAGATTTTAAAAAAGTAACTAATTACTTCGAAAAACTCCCCAGAATAGTGAAAGATGTTAATCTTGATAAATATGGACTTCGTGGCATCCAAGCATTGTCTGATGCTACGCCAGTTGATACTGGTAGAACTGCGGCCTCATGGGCTTATCAGATAGAACAAAAAAACAATGGAGTGGCAATCATCTTTACCAATTCCAATGTTCAAAATGGAGTACCGATTGCAATTCTTATTCAGTACGGACATGCTACAAGAAATGGTGGTTGGGTAGAAGGAAGAGATTACATCAACCCTTCCGTTCGTCCGATATTCGATGATATGGCGCAAAAACTTTGGAAGGAGATGACGGAAGTATGAGTCAAACGATTGATCAAAAAGTTGTAGAAATGCGATTCGAAAATGAGAACTTCGAACGCAATGTTGCAACAAGTATGACAACTTTGGATAAGCTCAAGCAAAATTTAAATTTTAAAGGCGCTAGCACCGGCATTTCTCAATTAGAAAAAAGCGCCGATAAAGTTGATATGAGCAGTTTAGCGAATGGTGTAAAAAAAGCGACATCTAATTTTTCTGCACTTGGAGTTATTGGTGTTACTTCATTGGCTAAAATAACTAGTTCTGCTATTGATACTGCTTCGACATTAATTAAGTCGTTATCTAGTGATCAGATATTTTCCGGTTGGAATAAATATGAACAAGAAGTCGGTTATATTCAGACAATTATGAATGCCACTGGAAAAACAGAAAAACAAGTTAATAAGTATTTAGACGAATTATCTTGGTTCTCTGATGAAACCAGTTACGGATTGACGGATATGATGGCTGCTTTATCTACTATGGTTTCGTCGGGTGGAGATATTGAAAAACTAACATCATTAATTACGGGTGTTGCCAATGCTACGGCCTTTGCTGGTAAAGGCGCTAATGAATTTAAGCGTATAATGTATAATATTAACCAATCATACAGCCAAGGTTTTTTATCTCTACAGGATTGGAAAAGCGTTGAATTAGCTGGTGCTGCCTCGGAACAACTTAAAAAAGAAATAATCAAAGCTGGCGAAGCTTTGGGTGAAATTAATATAGGAGACGTTACTGCGGGAACATTTTCAAATTCACTTAAAGATAAGTGGGTCACTCGTGAAGTGATGGAAAGAGCATATGGGCGTTTTGCCGCCGCAAGTAAAGAGGCGTATAAATTAGTTCAACAAGGCGCTTTTGATACGGCAGCTCAAGCTTATGATTATTTGGAGTCTCAGGTCACTGAAGAATTTGGGGAATTAAAGAAGCTTCTTAAAGTGGGAATGAAAGATACCACTGATAATAAGCAAATTGCGGAAATTCAAAAGATTTTAAAAGAAAAAGGCTATCAAATTAAGGATAGCAGCGGTATTTTCGATGAAAATACTTTGACAGCTATCAAAGAATTTCAGAAGGAAAGTAAGTTAGCCATAGATGGTATTATTGGTCCTAAAACTTGGGCAGCATTAACCAAGGTGAATAATAGAATCGACGATTTGGCGATTGATAGTGCTAGGGCTGCTCAGCAAGCTAAGACGTTTACCGAAGCAATTGTTGCGACTCAGGACACCGTTAGTTCAAAATGGAAAGAAACATTTAAAATCATTTTTGGCGGTTACGAAGAGTCTAAAGCATTATGGGGCGATTTTGGTGATTCATTGTGGGAATTATTTGTCCCAAGTGGAATTCAACGAAATAAGATTCTGCAAGCTTGGAAAGACTTGGGTGGTAGAGACGATCTTATTGCCGGCTTTACCAATATTGTAGATGCTGTTATTAACGCTCGTGACGCTATTAAAGGAGCTTTTCAGAATATTTTCCCGCCAATGACCGGCGAAAAACTGGCATCAATCACAAAACAGTTTCGTATATTTACTGAATACTTGAATGGTACTCGTGCCATTTCAGAGCTTACGAATAAAGCTATAGAAAAGTTATCTTCCGCATGGCAGTATCTAAAAAATGCTGTTGAACAGCCTTCGACGGTTTTGTCGGATCTTCAAACTGTTTTCAAGAATCTTACTAGTAATGTTCAAAATTCCTTCCCAGGATTAATAAAATGGGCGACTGAATTATATAATGCCGTTTCGTCTACTAACCTTTTTCAAGATGCTGTCAAAATCATAAGTGACATATTGGGAAGTATCGGCGAGTGCTTTTCCAACACGACCAAACAGTTGGTCGAATTTGTTAAGGGGCTTGATTTAGTTAAAAAGGGTTTGACATTTTTAGAAAAACCTCTAAATTCTTTCCAAAGTTTTTTGGATGGAATCTCTAAGAAAGCTAAAGGCGCTAAAAAAGAAATCTCTATCATGGGGAACAGTCTTTCAAACTCTTTAAAAATTGGGAATGATGGAGGGTATAAGAGCATTAACCTTAATGCTGCCAAAACCCTGAGTTCTTTTGGAGATAGTAAAAACTTGAATTCTTCGGGGGCTATTAAAACCTTAGGCTCTCTTGACCGTATTGGCTCAAAAGGACATCAAGAAAAAGATGTAATTACTGCTTCTAAGAATTTTGGACAAACTCTTTTGAAAGCGTTGCGCGATGTTCTCGACGCCATCGTTAAAGATCTTCCAGCACTATTTGATACGGCTATATTGGGTATGGCCACCCATTATATAGTTAAATTATTAAAGTCTTTTAAGAGCACTGTTGAACCGTTAGCCGATGTTAAAAAGGCTATCGTTGGTGTGTTAGATGGTATTAAAGATTCCATGACAAAATGGCAAAAAAGTATCAAAGCTTCCATTTTTAAGGAAATTGCGAGCAGTTTGCTTATTTTAGCGGGAGCCCTTTTGGTTATGAGCTTTATACCAGCTGACAAATTACTTGGCGTGGTAGGTGCAGTTTCAGCTCTATTTACTGAGTTACTGCTTTCTTTCAAAGTGGTCGCGTCTACTAGTAAAGAGTTAGGGAAACTTTCAGTTATAGCTGGAACATTTGTAGGTATATCAATAGCAATGTTGATACTGGCAAGCGCATTAAAGAAAGTTTCTAGCATACAGGCGGAGCGTCTAACTGAATCCATGTATGCTTTTACAATCATCTTTTCTGAGTTGTTCTTATTTATAAAGCATTGCCCAACCACAGATATTGCTGCTTCTGGTGTTGCATTGTGGGGATTAGCTAAAGCTATGCTTGTTATGGCAACTGCTTTGAAAGTCGTTTCGACTATTACAAAAGATGGCGGTGATTTATGGGGAGCAGTTGAGGCTCTCGGTATAATGGTAGCTATTTTAACCGGATCGCTAATGATGCTTAAAGAAGGCGCACCTAAGGGTTTAGGGGCAACAATGTTAGGCATTGCCGCTTCACTAATTCTTTTAGCTGCTGCTATTCGCATGCTATATAAAATAGATACAATGGATCTTTTGAAGTCTATTGGAGCACTTGGCAGTGGATTAGCAATACTTACAATTGTACTAAATAATATGAAGGGCACGATTGGTGGCTCGGCAGCATTACTCATTGCCGCAAATGCCCTTATCGTACTGGCCGGAGCGATGGCGTTATTTGGGGTTATTCCAATGGACACCATTTGGAAGGGACTCTTTAATTTAGCAGCTTCGTTCATAGTTTTAGGAGCAGGATTAACTGTTATGGAAGGATGCTTAAATGGAGCTAAAGCCCTCGGAGTTGCTGGTGGAGCATTGATTATACTAGCTGCGGGCTTAGCTTTACTGGGTTCTATTCCTTTGGAAATGATTGGAATTGGTTTATTAGCCATTGCTGGCATGTTCACCGTTTTAGGTTTAGCAGCATTAGCTTTGACACCTGTTGCTCCAGTGATATTTTTGTTAGCTCAATCTTTACTTATGGTTGGCGCAGCGGCTCTTGCGATTGGAGCTGCTTTTATTCTTGCTGGAACTGGTTTAGGAATGATGGCTGCTGGTCTTAGTGCAGTAGCTGCTGCTGGGGTTGGTGCTTTGGCAGCGCTTATTGCGGCTATCAAGCAGGTATTTACTGACGAAAATGGTATTCTCGGATTATTAGCATCGTTATTCGAATCAGTCCTGACATTGATCGATGAACATCTTCCAACGATTATTGATAAAGTACTTTCCCTCCTCACTGGTATTTTAGAGGCCATAGCTAATAACATACAGCCTATAGTTGAGGCAGGTATAGAAATCGTTTTGGGACTCATTCGTGGTATAAGTGAGAAAATGGATGACATAGCCCAAGCAGGTTTCGACTTGCTTATAAGTTTTATTGATGGTCTTTCGAAGGCAATTGATGAAAACTTCACTGATCTTCTGAATTCAGTATTGAATTTGATAACTACTATCATAGACAGCGTTGTTGAATTCTTGACTGGCGGAGCTGTAACCGACTTCTGCGCTTCAGGTAAAGCCGTTATAGAAGGATTCATCAAAGGTATGGGTGATATGATCGATGCTGTAGTGCAGAAAGCTAAAGACATCGCTAAGGCAGCCGTAAGAACTGTTAAAGGCTGGCTTGGAATTAATTCTCCTTCTAAGGTTTTCAGAAAAATCGGCGTATATACCGGTGAAGGTTTAGCTTTGGGTTTGGAGGATTCCGAAAATAGTATTGCGAATTCCGCTATTGGCGTTGGCAAAACAGCTAAGACTGCAATGGAAAAGGCTATTAATGGCATGTCGGACGTTGTAAATGGCATCGATACTCAACCTACGATTCGGCCAATATTAGACTTGTCGGATATAGAGTCCGGAGCTACTCGTATAGACAAGCTTTCGGATTCCTGGAATGGATACTCTATCGACGGAACGGTCAACATGGCAAAAACCACTATGGGATCACTCCCTCTTCAGCCTAATTGCACAAGTCTTACTGCATCCATGCTTGAGCAACTTAAGAAGCTTGGTAATACTATGTCTGGAGAAAAGAAGACTACTATAACCAATCATTTCTCAATTACTGGGGACAATCCGCGTGAAATCGCGAATGAAGTATCCAGAATACTCCAGCAGCAAGTCGAAAGGAGGGACGCTGTATGGGCATAATAATGTTTAATGGAGCGTCTTCCAAAGATTACGGTATCGAGGTTGAGCATCCACCTAAGTATAATTATCCAGAAAGAGACTACACTATTGTGCACGTTCCCGGACGTAATGGGGATTTAGTACTCGATAGTGAATCCTATCAAAATGTAGAGCGTGTGTACGAGTTGGCAATAGGCGAGTATCATGGCGATTTCACGGTACTCGCCAATCGTCTCTCCACATGGTTGCACTCTGCTCGAACCTATGCACGATTAGAGGATAGCTATGAGCCAGAATATTATCGTATGGCTCTATATCAAGAAGGAACTTCTATCGAGAATTTCTTTCATCAGGGGGGCAGAGTAGAAGTCACCTTTAATTGCAAGCCTCAACGTTTTCTTAAAGAGGGCGAAAAAGCGGTTAGTATTAGTAAGGGTGATATTTGGGTTAATCCTACAAATCAAGTGGCGAAACCTCTAATCAAAATTACTGGTAGCAGTGGCACCTTTACGATAGGGGATCGAACCGTGACTCTCAATGCTATAAACGAGTATATAATGCTCGATAGCGAGCTGGAGCACGCTTATAAAGGGCTGACAAATTGCAATGCGAATATCTCAGCCCTTTATTTTCCGGTTCTTAACACTGGCGCCAATACGATAACCTGGACTGGTAATATTACGGCTGTAGAAATTATTCCTAGGTGGTGGACACTATGATTCCAATATTATATTCGCCAACAACTACCTCATTTACAACAGGAGGAATTGGCAAGCTTATTGATGCCGGCTCTTGTATAGTTACAGAGGAAAGAAATGGTTCCTATGAGTTAGAGATGACCTATCCTATAACTGGTCATCTTTATGACGAGATCAAACAGCGGAGTATTATATTCGCTAAACCGAGTCCAGCCCAGTCGGAACAGCCTTTTCGTGTGTATCGAATCACTAAGCCATTAAATAAGGTTGTTACCATCTATGCTGCTCATATTAGCTACGATCTTAGCGGAATACCAGTCACAAACTTCACTTCTCAGTCCGTACAAGCGGCTCTGACGGCCTTAACGACGTCTAGCGTGATAAGTAATCCATTCACGTTTTGGAGCGATAAGACGAATTCTGGAGTCATGGAAATCGAAACTCCAACACCTTGCCGAACAATTTTATCGAATATACTGGATATTTATGGCGGAGAATACGAGTTCGATAAGTATACGGTTAAACTGCATTCCCTGCGCGGATTTGATAACGGTGTCTCCATAAAGTATGGCAAGAACCTTACAGATTTGGAACAGGATGAGAATTGTTCGAACGTCTATACCGGAGTATTACCCTATTGGACTGGTAACGAAACAACTATTAGCGGTTCGGTGGTAAATGCTCCCGGTACATATGATTTTACTCGTATATTACCAGTCGACTTCACCAGCGACTTTGAGGAACAACCCTCGACGACTCAGCTTGATAATGCCGCAACGAATTATATTTCGGCTAATAATATAGGTATTCCAGAGGTTAATCTTACCGTTTCTTTCGTTCATTTGAACCAGACGGAGGAGTATAAGAATCTTGGGATATTCGAACGAGTCGAGCTTGGAGACTCGATCAAGGTTGAATTCGCGGCTATGGGCGTTTCTTCGACTGCGAGATGCGTAAAAACCGTTTATAACACCTTGCTTGAACGGTATGACAATGTGGAACTCGGAGAAGTTAAGAAAGGTTTAGCGGATACCATTTCATCTCAAACTTCATCCATTATTGATATTTCGAAAAATAGTGGCGTATCCAGTGCAGTAAAAGCTGCTATAATGGCGGCGACTGAGGCTATAACCGGACAGCAGGGTGGAAGTGTGATATTACATGATACTCGTGGCGGTAATAAGCCTAATGAGCTGCTGTTTTTGGATAATGATGATATTTCTCAAGCTCAGAAAGTTTGGCGTTTCAATCTATCCGGTTTTGGATATTCTTCTAACGGTTATGAAGGGCCATTTACTACAGCCATAACTAGAGATGGCTCAATAGTAGCAGACTTTATCACGACCGGTAGTATGAATGCTGCACGTGTAACGGCCGGAATATTGAAGAGTCAGGATGGTAGAGTCCAGTTTGACCTTACTGCTGGCACTTTGACTATCAAAGACGGGACCGGTGCAACTAAGTTCGAATTTGATTCGAATGGCAATCTTTCAATAAGCGGAAATGTGAATGCGACTTCGGGTACATTTCAAGGTACGCTTCAATCAGTATCTGGTACTTTTAGTTCCTTAACTTCCACAGGTAGTATCAGTTTTTATCGGGGTTCCACTGAAAAAGTTAAAATAGGTGTTTTAGGTAGCGGAGAAGCTGCTGTTTATTTCGAAGGTGGTTCCTCGGCAATCGTTGGCAATCGAGATGGGCAAATTGATATCTTAACGAGCCTTTGGGTCGAAGGAAACGCCGAATGTGAAGACCTTACTATAGATAATTTACATGTAAATGGTAGTAATGTATATATGGGCAACCTGACTGCTCGAGGGGTATCATATAGTGCAAACATGCGCCTCGATACGGACACCGGCTATTTATACCGCATAACATCGTCTAAACGCTTTAAACGCAACATACATGATATTCGGGAGTTTGACGATGTTGGAGATCGAATAGATCGAGTTCGAGCAGTAACGTTTGAGAGCAAGGCTAGTGGTGACAAAGGTCGCAGTGGCTATGGTTTCATTGCCGAGGAAATGGAACAAGAATTCCCATGGCTTACTGAATATTGCAGAAATAAAGAAACCGGTATGGTAGAGGCCGAAAGCGTAAGCTACGATCGTGTTCCGGCTATCCTTTGGGCAGATGCGCAGAAGACTCACGAACGGCTTAAAACACTCGAAGCTGAGCTTGTCGAGCTAAAATCATTGTTATCCAAGCAACTTAACAATTAAAAGAAGGGAAAGATATTTAATGTATCTGGATGCACAAACGATCATCACGTTTGCTTCTCTTCTAACTGCTATGGGAGTAATAGCGCATTACTTGAACAAAGGTCACCAATGGTATATGAAGCAGGAGAAGCAGGACGTTGATATTACGGCAATTCAAAACGAAATCGTCGAACAAAAGAAGGAGCAACGGTTACATACCTATGCTCTCTTGGCTTGTTTAAAAGGATTAAAAGAACAAGGTTGCAATGGCCCTGTAACTGAGGCCATTAATGAAATAGAAAAACACTTGAACAAAAAAGCGCATGAATAAGGAGGTAATATTATGCAGTTTTTCAAGCTTAACGACAAGGTGTACGATGTTCTGAAGTGGGTAACTATGGTAGTCCTTCCCGCACTGTCTACGCTGTATTTTGCTCTGGCTACTCAGTGGGGTCTTCCTTATAGCGAGGAAATAGTAAAGACCGTTATGGCGGTAATAACCTTCCTCGGTACCATACTTGGTATAAGCACGGCCGAGTACAGGAAGAGCTCGAATTAAGACGTAATTAACAGCGATTTATTGGGCTTAGAAATGGTTTATTCCTTGATTATTCCTACATCTCGATTATAAAAATGCTTAAATTGCTGGAAAAGATGTTAATAGGATATTATGATTATGCTCTTAACAGCAAAAACCAAAACTATTAGGCAAATCGAAAAAGACAGGAAACGCCTGAATAAATCGAAGGAATTAAAAAGTGGTTAGGAGTGATACAAAGATGAAAAATGTAGGATATTCCTATATTATTCATATATCACTCCTATACCACGATTCCTACATAATCCTTGGAAAGAACCTATTTGATTTTTTTCATCTCTTCTTTCAACCATTCAACGTCCCGTTCGGTATATACTTTTTCGGTTATATCCGTAATAGCATGCCCAACGATGTACTTGATGGCGTACTCATCTACTTGATATTTCTTCGCCATCGTGACAAAATGCTTTCGTCCGTCATGGCAACGATGCTCCAGATTTAGGTCGAGTTTAGTTCTAATATTTACAAACTTATCGTAGTATTTTCGATAGCTGAACTGTAGATATTTAGCCCCGCTTTCAGGTGGAGTATTAAAAAGATATTCGCTTCCAAGTTGCTTGGCTTCTTCATAGCGTCGTTCGACTATAAAACGGATTCGAGGATGTATCGGTACAATTCGATTTACACCGGCGTCCGTTTTCATGCCTCCCATCACAGTATTTTCGTCCAGATTGACGTCTTCGATCTTTAGAAGGAATAATTCTTGTGGTCTCCATCCAGAATAGCATTGATATAGTAGCATATCAATATACGGTATCCTATCTATATTCGCCCAAAGCTTTTCCATTTCCTCATCACTATAGGAGATATGCTCCTGTACAGGAGGAGAATCTGATTTTATTCCAGATGAAGAGATCGTAAAAGAACGTGCATAATTTTTGTCAGTTATCTCGTATTCCACGGCGTAATCGAGCATTAGGTTAAATAGCGTCTTTATGCTAACTTGAATGGAGCGAGTGGTATAATGTTCGACGCCTTTGAAGACAGCTATTCCATTTTCTAAGCAACCCTTAATATGGCGTGGACGAAGATTAAGAACGACAATCTCGTATACCTCACTGCAATATAGCCATGCATTTTTAATTGCGGCCGCTGCTGATGAACCACGTTGTTTAGAGTATTCGGGAAGCCAACGTTCGTACAATTCCTTTACGGTAATGCTATCTGACAGATCGTAAGGGTTTCTATTATATTCAACCAAGGCTGCATAAGCATCATTGTAAGATGCGAAATAAGATGTTGGCTTTAGTGGCTTACAGATTGGCCGGCCATTTTTATTTTTTCCAATTGTTACCATAGCCCGAAAAGGATTTCGAAGATTTTGGCCTTTAATCTCACTTATTTGCCCAAAACCATTGGGGAGACGTCTGCGTTTATTCTTACGCGAAGCTGATGCTTTTCCAATTGGTTTTAATGGATAGCCACAATGTGGGCAGCTAATTGCTTTATCACTCACTTGCAATTCACATTCTGGACATTTACTAAGCATTGATATTTACACCTCCCAAAGTAAGTATATAGCGAATCTGTAGGAGTTGTCAATTTATACATACGCAGTTTTTACAGCCTCTTTTATGAGAATGATATTTATGGAGGTTTATATGGAATACAAACACTTTAGCTATAAAGGTCCGGTTACGAATTCATTCGGAAGATTACTAACCGATAAATGGGAAGGAGCGACAATGGCGCCAACGCTTGCGAAAGCTCGTTCTAATCTAGGTTACCAGTTTAAGAAGGAATCTAACTTACTCCCATCTAGTAAGGTGATATTTAATGGACCAATTAAAGAAAACTAATTAACGGAACGAGTCCTACATGGGCTCTTTCTTTTTGCATTTTTAAGGCTTATCATTAAAGATGCTATGACTACTGATGAACGGTGCAATGACTGTGGTGGAGAGCTGCGATACTATGACACCGTCTCTCGAATTCTTCGAACTGAACGAGGGGAACGTCATTGGATTAAGGTGCAACGTAAATACTGCATATCTTGTGGCCGGATTAGGAGATGTTTACCCGACTATATTATCCCATATCGTCATTATAGATCTGACATTATATTAGGTTTCATATCCGGTAAGCTAACTTCATTTAATCTAGATTACGAAGATTATCCTTGCGAAACAACAATTAAAGAGTGGAGAAGTTCACTGAGTTCCGTTTCAATAATGCTCCTTGGCAGTTCTAAAATGAATGACGAAGGAGGTAATAGTAATAAAGCTTTATCGAAAAAGGAGAGATGAAATTGAACGATAATGTATTTAAAGAAGGGTCAGTTCCAGTGGCTGTAGTTGCAAGGGTGTATGGAAAGGATGCTTCCTGGGTCCGAGCCGGTATTATATCCGGATGGCTACCAATCGGAAAAGCTACAAGAAACGGGAAGTTGATTGGTAGCGTTGAACAAATGAATAGCAAGTACGGGCGCATCAACTTTTATATTTCGCCGAAGCGTCTGTATGAGGAAACTGGTTATATGTGGAAGGGAGAAAAGAAATGAGCACTACGATAAGACCGGAAGTATCGGAGAAGAACAAATATTGGATTGAACGGCATAGGTATTATGAGCTGAAACACTTTTGTCTACAATATTATATTTGGAAACGAGCATATTCGGCTCTAGACGGGCTTAATGGCTCTAATAAGGACCCCAGGGAGTTAAAAAGTCAAAACCTCTCAGAAAGCCCTACAGAGCGTTATGCGATGTCTAAAATCTATTACCGAGATAGAGTAGAACTGGTTAACCGAGTAGCGGTTTTGACGAGTGAAGAGCTGTCAAAATATATTCTTATCGGAGTAACGGAGGGGCTGTCTTACGAACAGATTAAAGCTAGATTAGATATTCCCTGCTGTAAAGACGTTTACTACGAATTGTACAGACGGTTCTTCTGGATATTAGATCGCGAAAGGCAGTAAATACGCGAAACCTACATTTTCTATTATGAAAGGTAGGTGTATTATGATGAGGACTTTTGACAACATTATCTACAAGAGACATCATTTGATTATGGACGAAACCAAAGTAATGGAGGCACTGCGTATTATACAAAAGACATGCAACCGGCTGTTTACTCAAATGCAAATTGACATGGCAGTTGGAAGTTGTGGCTGGAAGAATAGTACGATGTGGTACATTAACTTAACTTGTTCCAATACCGAATGGAGAAATTTGATCAAAGAATTATTGATTGTACGAGTCTTCTCGAATAAAGACATACCACAAAATTATATTTATGTTTATACCACGGATTGAGCCCACGAGGGCTCTTTCTTTTTTCCACGCGAAATATGCATTTTTTGTTATGAAAGGAAGGTGATAATTATGTTAATTGCATTTATCGTGTATCTAGTAGTTGGAGTATTAGCGGTGGTCGCCACTGCGGACTTTTGGATGTACGAAGTACTAGGCTGGTCTTTGCTTCGCGCGATTATTACTGCCGTGTGTGTTGTGCTCGTTGCGCCTTTTTGCTTGGTTGTCGGTTGTGTGGTTTTGTTGGCCGTGCTCGTTGGGCCTCTTTGCTTGGTTGTCTGTTGGGTGCTGGGGATTTAAGAGACTTGGAAAACCGGGTCTCTTATTCTTTTTGCGAATACCATATGCGGGTGACGATTATTAATGATATTTTATAGAAAAGGAGAATGGAATTATGAATTACACTTGGTACTTGATTGTGGGTATTATCATGCTGATAATTGGTCAAATAACTGGTTATCTGCGGGGTTTGAAAAACGGCAAGGAGATTTTTGGTACTCTTCGTATGGATCATTCAGATGCTGAAGAACCACCTTATCTGTTCTTGGAGCTTAAAGGGCATACTGTTGATGATATTTCCAGACAGAAGTTTGTAACTTTCGCTGTTGAACAGAAAGATTTTCTTCCGCGAAATTAACACCTTCTTTTATGAAACCATAACGAAAGGGGTATAAAATGTTTACAGAAAGAAAAAAGCTAAAAGGTGAGATCGAAAAGGACTTCGATCATTTAGCCGCGTTGGAACCGTATGATGAAAAATACGCGAAAACGACTGAAAACCTAAATCAGCTGTATGATTTGAAAAATCGGGAAGACAAGAATTTGACAGATCTGATAGTTGGATTGCTAGGAATTGGTTTGCCATTGGTATTTTACGGAATATGGATGAAAAGAGGCTTTAAGTTCGAAGAGACTGGAGCATACACCTCGACGACATTTAGAGGACTGTTTAACAGATTTAAACCCACTAAGTAATTATGAAAGGATTAAGGTGTCTAACAAGGCATCTTAATTTCTGATTTATGAGATATTTCTTTGAAAAACCGCCTATTTATAGATCCCGTTATGGACGTGCTTATGTTTGCGACCATCCAGTTTATACACACTGCACATTATATGAAATTGGAGAGCAAGGTTTGGCCGTCGTTCAGCAAAGATTTGACTCATCTACCAAGGTTACTTGGTGGGATGAAATAGACCCTTGGTTGACTGACGTTTTATATTTGCACGAGGGCTTCAAAGAGTATTTCGATAAACGCGCTAAAAGATGTATGGACGGTTTATATCCAACGGTTACGATTCGTCAAATAATGTGGGCATTAAAGATGAAACCATTACCACGTAAACGATGGGAAACAGTAATCGATCGACGTTTTCTCTGAAAGGAGCATGAGATGACAAGGTTTATAGCGAACATTAAACGTTTTGTAAAACGAAACAACTCAACAATTCTATCGGTCATAGGGTCCGGAGGGGTTATTGCAACGACAATACTTGCGATCCGCGCTACACCAAAAGCCTGTGAACTTATAAAAGCAGATAGTCGCTTTAATCATGATGGCGACCCGTATGCTTACACCAAGCTGGAGGCTATACAATCAGCTTGGAAATGTTATATTCCGACCGCTATTTCATGTATAGGCACCATAGTCTGTATATTTGGTTCGGACGCTATTAGCCGAAATAATAAGGAAGCGTTAATTGGAGCTTATACCCTTTTGAGTAATTCATATGAAGAGTATAAGTCAAAGATGCGAGAGCTCTATGGCGATGAAGCCGACAAAGAAGTTAGGGGCGCTATGATACGCTCTAAAGTCGATGACAATACTGGCTTAATGCTAAGCGATGAAAAATTCCTGTTTTTCGAAGAGTATTATGGGGAATTCTTCACTCGTACAAAAGAAGAGGTATTACTGGCCGAGTACCACTTCAATCGGAATTACCAGCTTAGAGGTTATGCAAACCTGAACGAGCTATATGCGTTCTTGGATCTTCATCCCGCAAATACTTTATTTGGTGAGACCCTCGGATGGTCGATTGAAGCTGGCGAATGCTATTATGGTTATTCGTGGATCGATTTCGATCACGAGCTGGTGACGTTGGATGATGGGTTAGAGTGTATTTATATTCACTTTCCGTTTCCTCCGACAGCTGATTATCTCGATATGGAATAATTCACGCGCAATTTACAATTCCTTTTATGAAAGGCAGGTGTTGAAATGAGTAAACTTAAATCATTTGTGAAGCGTCATAGAAAGGCTTTTACTATTGGCGGATTTGGATTAATGGGCATCATAGGATTCTTTCTTGGAAGAAAATATGAGAAAAGAAGACTTGAGAGCTCCATGAATTCGAATTCGTTCGATAGTGTAGCTGGCAACGTGATCGTTGCACGAAGGAGGTTCACCCGATAACACGAATCGAGAAGGTAAGAGTCTGAATATGGACTCTTATCTTTTTGTTTTTTACGCGAAAGAAACATTTTATATTATGAAAGGAGGCTAAAAGCTTATGAATATCAAAACGATTAAAATCCTGAGTATAGCTCTTAGCGCAATCGGAATGGCGGTGAATTTTGCCGTCGACCGTATTAATGACAAGAAGCTAGACGGAGTAATCGAAGATAAGATTGCTAAAGCACTCGCTAACAAACAGTAAGGGTCCGGAACACGGACTCTTATTTATTTGGAGTACTGGTATGACAAATGATCAGGCTATTAATTTCATTCATGTGTATTGTTCGAAATCTATTCCCAAACCGAAAGTCGGATGGCCTCATTACTATCTGCAAGAAGTAGCTTATTCATCTTGTGCAGCAAGCGAGATAATTAAAAGACTTGAAAGTAGTACGGACGATCCGGTTCAAACGGTTAAACAATTTAAAGAAGAGATGTATGAATTTTATAGCATGAATGATGGAGCAAGAAGGGTGGTGTTTTCCTATGCTTATGAAATGGCAGAGGAGATTTATATTCTATTATTAAGAAAAGCGTTATCATTAAAAAGGAGTATGAAATGAGCACATCTAAAATGGCGGCATTTATGCATAAAGCCAAAACCGTTTTAAATACCTATTATCCTGAAATTTTAACAGGTATTGGTATTACCGGGATGATTACATCTACGATATTGGCCGTTAGAGCTACGCCAACGGCGTTGCGTTTGATTGAAGCATCTAAGCAGGAACTTCATCAAGATAAATTGACCCCGATCGAAATAGTCAAAGCGACATGGCGTTCTTATTTGCCATCTGTAATAGCTAGTGGAACATCCATTGCCTGTCTAATCGGAGCGAGTTCGGAAAATGCTAAGCGTAGAGCAGCGTTGACCGCAGCATGGAGTATAACCGAGGCTGCTCTTAACAACTATGAAAAAAAGGTGGTTGAAATCGTCGGGGAAAAGAAGAACGAGATTATTCGTGACGCTATAGCGGAGGATCATATTAAAGAAAACCCGATGAAAACCAACGAAGTAATCATAACCCCTAAGGGCGATACGGTATGTTTTGATACCATTTCATCACGATATTTCAAATCAGATATTGAAAAACTCAAGCATGTGCAAAATGAGGTAAATAAGCGCCTTGTTAACGAAATGTACATCTCGCTTAATGAGTTTTACTACGAAATAGGGCTGCCGCCAATAAAAATTGGAGATGACTTGGGTTGGAATATTGCGGACGGCCTTATCAATTTTAGGTTTAGCGCTCATCTGTCCGAAGATGGCACTCCGTGCATAGCGGTGGATTATAATATATCTCCTACGTATAAATATTGCCGTTAGTACGCGAACTCTACATTTTCTTTTATGAAAGAAACGTTAACTTATTATAATTTGAAAGGAGAACAATTATGGAAACTAACGAAATCATGACGAACGCAGAGGACATCATGGACGTAACTGAAGAGGTTACAACTTGCGGAGGAAGCAAGACCCTTAAGATAGCTGGGGTGGTTACTGGGGCAACGCTTATAGGCGTAGTAGCATATAAGTATGCCATCAAACCGCTCTGGGCTAAACTCAAGGCGAAGCACGAAGCAAAGAAAGCTTCTAAAGAGGCCGTTTATGTAGAATCTAAGACAGATGAATTCGAAGAGTTCAATGATTGGGAAGATAAGATCAAGTAATTGATGTAACCCAAAAGTATAGGTGTCTGTAACAAGGCACCTTTACTTTTTTTATTAGCAGATAGGAGTAATCGCATGGCCGAAAACAACACGACTATGGATATATTAAATGATTTGAAACCGAATTCTGATAAGTATAAGGAGAGAACGAAAACAGAATCAGAAAAAAACTTGGGGCGTATCGTAACTGGCAATGTCAGTATAAAAAAGAAAAACGATATTCAAAAATTCGCTGAGACATTTGTAAAAGAAGATTTGCATACTGTCAAATCTTATATTTGGACCGAAGTATTACTTCCGGCGTTTAAAGCTGTCATATCGGATAGCGTAAACATGATGCTTTACGGCGAGACATCGAGAAATAGAAAAACGAATAATAGACGAGCATCGCAGGTTTCATATAGCAGCTATTACGATAGACCGAATGATCGCAGGGAACCTAATTACGTTCGTAGTGCGTCACGATACGTCTTTGATGACTTGAAATTTGAAGACCGTGGAGACGCCGACGAAGTATTGTCGACATTAGACGATCTGCTAAATCGCTATCCATCGGTTAGCATAGCTGATCTTAATGAATTGGTAGGTATTACAGGACGCTATACCGATAATAAATACGGTTGGACTGATATTCGTCAAGCACATATCGAGCGTACCCGTGATGGTTATATTTTAAGAATGCCCAAAGCAATTCCATTAGATTAAGAAGGAGAAAAGAATGAGTAATATTAGTACTAAAGCAGCTAGTTTTGTTAAGAAGACCGGCTTTCAGTTGCGTCAGTATAGCCCCGAGATTCTTGTAGTGGCTGGAGTTATAGGCACCGTTGTAAGCGCTGTAATGGCCTGCAAGGCAACCACCAAGGTGAATGATATTTTGGAGCAGCATAAAGAGGATGTTGAAAAAATACATACGGTAGCCAAAGATGAGAAGTACGCTGATGAGTATACCGAGAGCGATATGAAAAAGGATCTCACAATAGTTTACGCTCAGACAGCATTGAAATTTGCCAAGCTGTATGGCCCGGCGGTTCTTCTTGGCGGTCTGTCAATAACTGGGATTCTGACGTCGAACAATATTCTTCGTAAGCGTAATATTGCAATCGCGACTGCATATGCGGCACTCGATAAGAGTTTTAAGGGCTATCGTGAACGTCTTACCGAACGTTATGGCGAAACTGTAGATCGCGAATTGAAATATGGTATTAAGGCTCAGAAAATAGAAGAGACCGTTGTAGACGAAAACGGAAAAACTAAGAAAACCAAGACTATAGTTCCGGTCGTAGAAAATGAAAAGAACAGTGTATACGCTCGCTTCTTTGACGAAACTAATCCGAATTGGGAGAAGAATCCGGATTATAATTTGATGTTCCTCCGTGCTCAGGAAAACTATGCTAATCAGAGGCTTCGTGCAGACGGCTATCTTTTCTTGAACGATGTTTACGAGAGCCTTGGAATTCCTAAATGTAGTATAGGTCAAGTAGTTGGTTGGATTTATGATCCGGAGGACCAGAACGCGGATTGTCACGTTTCTTTCGGTATTTACGATCTTTATAGGGCAGTAACTAGAGATTTTGTAAATGGTTTCGAACCCGCCATTCTTCTTGACTTTAACGTTGATGGAGTAATGTGGGACAAAATCAATCAAAAACACTAAAACAAGGAGGTAGTAATATGAATACCGGGCAAGTCATTTTATCTTATGTTTTAGCCAGCATGTCTGTTTTTTGCTTTGCAACAGGCATAGCAGTCCTTATTGGTAAAGATAGGAAGTAAGACTATGGATCTGATTAATGGAATAATTGTCCAGATTGATGATATTTTGGATACTGAGAGGAAACGCCATATTTGTGGAGGGATGCTATTGAGCATCGCAATGCTATTTGGTGGTTTGGCTTTAACCATTATGACGATCCATACAGAGGAGAAAAAATGCACAAAGCAATTATATTTATAGGCGGTGTGGCAGTAGGGTCATTCGTGACTTGGCGGCTGCTTAAAGAGAAGTACATACGTCAAACGCAGGAAGAGATAAATGAGGTAAGGGAGCATTATCGTAAAAAGAAAGAGCCGGAAGAAGTAACCGTTGATTCAAATGGTGCTACGGAACCTAACGAAAAGCCCGATTTGATAGCATACGCTGCAAAACTGACAAAACATGGTTATATCGACTATACTGATCCCAAGAACCTTGTTAAACTCGTTAAAGATAGTGGAACAGCGGTCGATACAGTAGCACAGAAAGATAATGAGGAATCTTCGGATCCGGTAATCCTAAACGATCCATCATATCAACCTCCTTATATTATTTCACCCGACGATTTCGCCATAGATGACGAGTACACCATAGTCAATTTGAACTATTATATTGATGGTGTTTTGACCGATGAAGATGATCATATCGTCAAAAATGTTGATGACGTGGTAGGTTTGGAAAATCTAAACCATATGGGTGAGTACGAGGATGACGCACTGCATATTCGTAATGAAAATTACAAGTGCGAATACGAGATTCTTTTGTCTCGGAGGCTTTATCATGATACAACGGAGGTGAATTAGTATAGATGATAGACGATGAGCTGTGCAACGAATATTTTGACTGGATGTATCAGCTCGTCCATGACAAATACTATATGAAGAATCTATCCTATCGTAAGCTTTTGATGGTACTTTTTGAGAAGGATTTCTATTATATTTTACCAAGAGATAGGAATCGGGCCCAAGATGGGATAGATCTTCGATATAGATTCGGATATGAATGCGGTTATTCGCACGCACTCATAAAGGAACACCTGGATGATAATAATGTATCAGTCCTTGAAATGATGGTCGCACTGGCTTTTCGTTGTGAAGAACAAATCATGGACGATCCAGATATTGGAGATAGAACAGGCCAATGGTTCTGGAGTATGATAGAAAATCTCGGCTTGATTTCGATGGATGATAGGAATTTTGATGCGGATTATATAGACTATGTTATAACTCGTTTTCTTGAACGAGAATACGCTCCAAATGGCGAGGGTGGTTTATTTAAAACGAATCGAAAACATCGTGACATGCGATCAACCGAAAGATGGTATCAGCTATGCTGGTATTTAACAGATTTAAACAATTGAGGTGGCCATGACTCAACAAATGATATTTGACCAGTTAATCGCTAGGTTTCCTCAATTTTCGAACCTAATCAGTCAGTGGTTTCCGAAAGGACCGAATGCTATAATAATCGAACTTCCCAATAAAGAGGAATTGATATTTACATTTGATAGTCCATTAAATTGGAGCTTAGAGACGATTAATAATTATATTTCAAATAAGAGAGGAGGATAACATGCATGATGGACTTCTTAATGATTTCAACACGTAGTACAAAGCGTGGAGTAATCGAAATCTATCCGAAGTTTATTGTCTGTAAAAGCTCCGATCTTATGATTCGCGGTGGCGATTTTTATGCTATCTGGATTGAGGAACGCGGTTTATGGTCCACCGAGGAGCAGGACGCACTGCAACTCATAGATCGCGAACTGGATAGATATGCCGAGGAAAATCGGCAAAAGTTTGATTCAAACCTAAAGGTCCTTCATATGTGGGATGCCGAATCTGGAATGATAGATTCGTGGCATAAATATTGTCAAAAGCAAATGCGGGACAACTATCGTATGTTGGATGAAGAG